AAAGCAGATCTAGCTAGAGATATGTGCAATAAATTAATTAAGGAAATAAGATGATAATCCAAAGCAGACATAGAAACTTCAACATAGCGTACGACGAAGACACTAAAAAGTATTTCATAGTAGAAAAGTGTGAAGTAGAGATAAAGCCTATTGTGGGCGGTTTTAACTTCGCAGCAGAGGCGATAGAGTTTGGCTTGACAAAAGTAATATGATATCGTTATAATACTTTGCATAGGAAATCCTAGCCCCCATAACTTGATCTATGGGGGATGAGTTTTTAATTAAGTAGCAGTTTTTCGTCTAGGCTCTCTGCTACTCAATTAAGGGCTTATCCATTGGATGAGTAAAAGAGCCTAGACACCTCCTATTACTCCCCTTAAATATATAAATTGTCTGAAAGTTTACAATGAAACATATCGCAATAACAAAAGCAGATATTAATGGTGCTGAGATCAACTCAGTAAACAGTAGAGATTTACATAAGAGTCTTGAAGTGAAAACAGATTACAGCACTTGGGCAAAAAGACTACTTGAAAAATATAGTTTTGCAGAAGAAGAAGATTATTTAACGGTCTCCAAAAAAGAAGGTCGTCAAACTCTTGTTGATTATATAGTAACTTTAGATGTGGCTAAAGAGTTATGTATGGTTACTAATACAAAAAAAGGAAGAGAGACAAGAAAGTATTTTATTGAGATAGAAAAACAACACAATGAAAACCTATTAAGCTCTTTAACAGAACAGCATAACAAGACACTAGCTCTATTTAATACACAGGAAGTTATGGGCGAAGTTATCACAGAGCATGATAAACGCATTAAGAACTTGGAGAATAACAGACGCTTAGAAGCATGGCAAGAGAAAGCACTACAAGATGCTAAAAACAAAAAGGTGTACGAACTAGCCAAGGATGATAAAGTTATGGCAGGTAAGTTGCACCGTAAAGTATGGCAACTGTTTAAAAAGAAATTCCATTTACCGCGCTATAATGAACTAACTACGGGCAGATACGAAGACGGGCTTATGTATATTGATAGTCTTACTTTAGCGGATATGGTGGGTTGATATGGTACATGTAGAAGCTGATTTATTTTTTAAAGGCATTGCAATTATAATATTTATTGCAGGCATGTTAGTTGGTTATCTTATAGGTAGTTCAAAATGAATAAATACAAACTACTAAAAAGATTAATGGAGCTTTTACCGCATATAACAAAACTAGAGGCTATGGCTAGGATAGGGAAGGTGAGATGAGCAGAAATGAAGCAATAGCAGGATATATATTATCTTGTATATTTTGGTTTACGCTTGGTACCTTATTAGGTATGATGTTATGGTAAAGAAAGCCCCACTAGAAAGAGAAGAACAGATAACCTTCTGTAATTACTTAGACTTCATGAACATCTTATACTTCGCTGTACCAAATGGTGGATCGAGAAATGAGAGGGAAGCAAAGAACCTAAAAAAAGAAGGCGTTAAAGCTGGCGTACCTGATATGGTAGTAATACTAGAAGGTCAATGCTTGTTTGTAGAGATGAAGCGTGTTAAAGGCTCAACTACAAGCAAAGAGCAAAAGGTATGGATAGAAACTTTAACAGCTCTAGGGCATCACGCTAAGGTTTGTAAAGGTGCAAAAGAGGCTATTGAGTTTGTAGAGGCTTATCTGCCTGAGCGTAAAAGAAAAATTAATGTTAAACAAGGGAGTTTGATATGAAATGTAGATTATTTATTGTTATAGTTGAACTGTTTAAGTTTGTAACTTTTTTGCCAATGATGGTTTTAATTTTGATTTGTGAATTACCAACGTATATTATATTGGGAAGAAGTGCATTTAGTTGGTATGATAGATTTCTTATATATTGGAGACCTTGCAGAGATGTATAAAGTACCACAAAAGAAAGCACCCCTAAAGCAAAACAACAAACGCCTAAGTAAAGAAGAGTATAAAGCATACCAAACATACATAAAAGAAATAGGAGTATGCCAAGTATGTGAAGAGTCAACAGATCTCGATACCCCTCACCATACGAAACAGGGGATAGGGAACAAAGACGATAGAAGTATTATCTGTATTTGTATAGCTTGCCACTCCGAGATACATACAAAAGGGTTTAGTGGGTTGGCTAAGGATAGAGCTACTTTGGAAGAGATAGGCAGGATTAATTGGGAGTGTTATAAATGCGAATAGAATATATACTTAATATATATCTAAGCTAGTATAATATACAATATGGTATCTTTAAAATAAAGGGTTCACATGAAAGAATTATTGAAAGCAAAAAGCGAGTTTAGGAAAAAAGGTGTTGTGCTAAAAGCCGATAAGGTTAAAAGTGGTGCAGGTGGAAGTTGGAAATTTGCAGGTGAAGATAATCTTATTAAAACCATTCAGGAGCCACTAACAGAATGTGGGCTTGAACTAATAGTTACAATGGAATACTTAAAAGAACTAGGCACAGACACTGTAAAAGCTACATTATTCCATGTTGATAGTGGCGATAGTGTTTCTACGCAGCTATCTTTGCCACCAGTTGAGCCAAGAGTAGATAAAAACGGTAATAAAATGTATTTAGATGCAGAGATTGAGCGCGGTAAACAGTTTGGATACTGGAGCAGGATGCTATCTATTCGTATATTAGGGCTTAGTGATATTGATCCTGAAGATACTATGAATGAGCCACAGGATATTTCAGATGAAGCAAAAGAAGGTGCAATATCAAGATTAAATAATCTATTAGAGGCATCACAAAACAAAGAAGAAACTGTGAAGTGGATAAATAAAAGATACAACGTAGATAATCCTGATAACCTAAAAGCAAATCAGATGAATGAAGTATGTAATCTTTTAGTGGGAAAGCAAAATGCAAGTAATTAATATGGATCAAGGAAGTCCTGAATGGCTTGAAGCAAGAAAAGGAGTAGTTACAGGATCAAGGTTTAAAGATGTGATTACACCAGCAAAGGCAGAATTGTCAAAGTCTAGCAAGTCATATATGTACGAGTTAGTAGCTGAACGTATGGGGGCTACTGTAAGCTTTTATCAAAACGAACACATGCAACGCGGTAATGATTTAGAACCTGATGCAAGAACAGCTTATGAGTTCATGAAAGACACAACTGTAGATGAGGTAGGTTTTTGTTTGCACGACAGCAAGTTAATAGGTGTAAGTCCTGATGGGTTAATAGGTGAAGATGGAGGCATAGAAATTAAATGTCCAAAAGAAACAACACATATTTCTTATTTAGATAAAGGTGAACTTCCTTTAATATATAAGCCACAAGTGCAAGGGTGCATGTGGGTAACTGGTCGTAAATGGTGGGATTTCATGAGTTATCATCCTGATTTACCACCATTGATAGTCAGAGTGCCTAGAGATGAGGAGTATATAAAAAGTATGGAAAAAGGAATAGTTAATTTTTCTAAAGACATGATTGCTTTAGAAAACAAACTGAGATCTAAATATCTAGGTGAATAGCAATGTCACAAAGAACAGGTCAGCAAAACAAACTATATCATGAGCTATGCGGTCAATTGCACAAGCAAAAAACTATTTCAGTATGGGATGGAAGGTTTTTAGTTAATCCTATAACTTTTCCGACTTCACTGTTTAGTTATGATGAGTTTAGAGTGTGGATAGCTGAACTAGATTTAGAGTACCCAAGGGACGAAGAAGGCAAGCCTGTATCTAGCACTAAGTTGGATATAGAGCAGATGAATAGCCATATAAACTTCTTAGAGGTTTTAATGGCTGAATTGGAAGGAGTATAGAAGATGAAGAGAAGTATAAATGTAGTTTTTGAAGGGGTAGAAAAAATATCAATAGAGCCAATTGGCAATGTAAGAGTAGATGATATTTTAAGAGGGTTATTTGCTTTAACTGATTTATTATCAGAAAATTCAGATTTAAACAAAGTTGAATTAGCAGAGCAGTTGGTGGTTCATTTTAAAAATGAAGGAGAAAAAGATGTTTAACCAATTCACAGCAGTAGGAAACCTAACAAGAGATATAGAGCTAAGATACGCTCAATCAGGAAGCGCAATAGCTAACTCAGGTTTAGCTACAAGCAGAAAGTTCACGCAGAACGGTGAAAAGAAAGAGGAAGTATGTTTTATCGATGTAACTTTCTTTGGAAGATCCGCAGAAGTAGCTAACCAATATTTACGCAAAGGCAGTAAGATTTTAGTTACTGGGCGTATTAAATTCGATCAGTGGGTGGCACAGGATGGGTCTAAGCGTTCTAAGCATAGTCTTATTGTTGAAACTATGCAGATGCTAGATAGCAAGGCAGAAGCAGAAGGTAATGCACAGAATTCAGGGCAGCACCAACAGCATACGGATTATCAGCAAGCACCAGCGCAACAAATGCCACCACCACAGCAACAGCAGATAGATATAGATGATGACGGGATTCCTTTTTAGGGAGATATTATGTTAAAACCAACACTAATACACTTAGACACAGTGGTAACAGATGAACTTAAAGAATATCTTAAAGAAGATGAGATTAAACTACCTGCACACATTAGGAAGTTATTAAAAGAAGATCTTAAAAAAAGGAAACGTAATGCAAGATAGCCTTATGGTGTTAGGAGCTTTATTCCTAGCCCTTCTTATAATTGATGGTTTGATTGAGTATAGATCATACAGAAGGAGAAAAGCAAACGGGGAACAGGGCAAGTTCTTAAAATGGATTTGACGAGTAAAGTTTGGTTATTGGCAATTCCAGTGACTATAGTATCGTGGCATACAATAATTGATTTTATAGTGTCACTATTTTAAAGGTATAAACATGAAAAAGATTATCGCAGCAGTATTTGCATTAGTATCAATAGCTAGTGCAGATGTAATTTTAGGTGCAAACCTTGGATACGGAAACATGGAAGCAGAAGCAGAAATTAGTGGATATTCAGCAACAGCAGATACTAAATACACAAGCCTGGAATTTAAAGCAGGTTATCAATGGGAACAGTTTAGAGCATTAGGTTACTTTGGTACTGACAACTACAAAGATGATATGATCTATCAAGGCGAAAAGAATGCTAAACACTTTGGGCTAGAAGGTGACTTTATTTTACCAGTTCAAGATAACGTGGAAGCATTTGTAGGTCTAGCAGTAGGTAAAGGAAGCAAAGACTTCATTATTGCGGATGTAGACTTCCAAGATACAGCATTAAAAGGTGGAGTGATTCTAGGCGTAGGTGATGGGATGCAAGCTGAGATAGGCGTACAGTATAAGAAAAGAGAATATGACGATACTGATGGTGTAAGTATGGATGATGAACTTATTGGTGTATACGTAGGCTTTAATTTTATGCTATAATACCTATTCAATGTTTTATAGAGCGCATATGTAGAGTAGATCTAAGAACGGGCATTTAGAGGATGCCTTAGTATTAATGCGCTTTATTAAGATATGGAGGGTTCACAATGATTAAAGACATAGACCAATTAAAGCTAAAACTACTAGACATGAGCGAAACAGAACGCTTAGACAGACACGCAGACTTAGAGGTAGCCTTTGCATCAGAGCGAGACAAGACTAAGATGTTAGAGAAAGCACTTAAGCAGTCACAGTTAGAGAACGCAGGGCTTAGATCACAGCTAGATAAGATTGTGCAAGAGCATAGGGCTGAGCGATGATAGAAAAAGACTATAAAGTATTATATGAAGATACATTTAAGCAACTCATAGAACAAACAAGAGAAATTGACAAGCTAGAGAGAAAACTAGAACTTAAAGATGAACTAGTAGAAAGCAGAGATTCAATTATAAAAGAAGCTAGAAATCTAATAAAGATACAAAAGGCTCAAATAGAAGAGTATATGTCATCGCAGAAGCCAACAGAACACGAAGTAATGCTAACTAGAAGATCTATAGCAAAAGCAACTGAAGAGAATGAAGAGCTAAAAGAAATACTTAGTGATGTGCATAGCGTAACTTCTAGGTTTTATGATGATGGGTGTTGTTAATGGCTAGACTAACAGACCAAGATAGAGAGTTAATACTAGCAGACTATCACACAGGGCATTACACAGTTAGAGAGTTAGCGCAAAGGCACAGCATAGGAAAGACTACAGTAGCAAAAATGGTAAAAGACATAGAGCCTAAGAATAAGGACAAAGTGGACACTCTTGTTACCATACATACGGAGCTTTCAGAGCAAAGTGGACAAGAAGTGGACAGCGTGTCCCGTTTAGTGGACGAAAAGACTAAGCACTTAAAGCTTATTAATGACAACGCGACTAAGTTAGCAGGTAAGTTAGCAACAATGGCAGACCAAATAGATACACCTAATGACTTAAAGACACTAGCAGAAGCCAACGATAAACTAGCTATTACACTAAAGGTAGCAGACAGACACGCACCTAAGATAGATATAACACAACAGCAAGCGGTACAAAGCACAACACCGACCACAATACAATACATAGAGGACGTAAAGACTCGTGACTAAGCAGATAAAGCTATTAGTACATCAGTTTTCATTATTAAAAGATACAGAGTCAAAGATCCTTGGCATGGTATCAGGGTTCGGTGCAGGTAAGACTTATGCAGTAGCACGTAAAGCAGTAACGCTTGCAATGCTAAACCCTGGGTGCGATGGTATCGTTACAGAGCCTAACTTCCCACTACTTACACAGATCCTTATACCTGAACTAAAGACAGCGTTAGAAGAGAATGGCATACAGTATGAGTTTAAAGCTGGTGAGTCTATTTTCTATTGTGTTATTGAAGGCCATGAAACACGTATTATTGCTAAGTCTATGGAAGGGTATGAGAGACTAATCGGTATTAATGCTGCATGGGTTGTTATGGATGAGTTCGATACAGCTAAGGCAGAACTAGCATACAACGCTTATATTAAGCTATTAGGTCGTATACGTGTAGGAAATGTAAGACAAATGGTAATAGTATCAACACCTGAAGGTTACAGAGCTATGTATCGGATCTTTATAGAAGAAGCTGGCGAAGGTAAGCGACTAATAAAAGCTAAGACTACTGATAACTATCACCTGCCACAAGATTACATAGACACCATGAGATCACAGTACCCACCTGAACTTATAGATGCTTATTTAAATGGTGAGTTCACCAACCTAACAAGCGGTACAGTATACGGCAAATACGATAGATCACTAAACGATACAGCTATGATAGATGATGGAAGAAGCGATATACATATAGGAATTGACTTTAATGTTAGTGCTATGTCAGCAGTAGCGTGTTTAATTAAAGATATGAAGGCTTATGCAGTAAATGAATACATAGACCTATTTGATACACCTGAGTTAATAGAAACACTAGAGACTAAATATGCAGGTCGTAAAGTATATGTGTATCCTGATGCAGCAGGTGATGCAAGAAAGTCAGTACAAGCAAGCACATCAGACATTAAGCTACTAAGACAGGCAGGGTTTACAGTAATAGCTAATAGCACTAACCCTAGCATCATGGATAGAGTAAATGGGATGCACGCAATGATCTGTAACGCACAAGGGGAAAGACGATTATTCATAAACACTATCACCTGCCCTAAGTTAACCAAAGCAATAGAACAACAAGCATATGATGAAAATACTCAAATGCCTGATAAAAAGAATGGTCATGATAATAAAGGGATTGATGCAATAGGTTACTTTCTAGCTAAGAAGTTCCCACTATCATTTACAAGAAGAAAACCAATACAGCAGAACCAAGGACATGGTGTTAATAAACTTGGGTGGAATGCTCATGGCTGATTGTGCTATAATAGACAGCATGAAAGAGTTCTCAATAGCTAAAATGCGTGAGTCTACGTTTGATAGCGAAGAGCTAATGCTTGAATTCCAAGAGCATAACTATAGAATGCTTGGAGATGAAGAGGCTTTCATGGTTTATTATTACATAGCACCCAACACTATATGGGTTCACTTCCTTTGGGCTAGTAATAAGAGAAAAATGCTTAAGATATGTAAAGAGCTATGGGCTGAGTCTGTAGAAAAGGAAAGCATGATCTTATTTGACTGTGACGATTATGCTAAGATGTTTGGCAATCACGCAGAGAAGTTATATGTTTGGAATAAGGAAATATAATGATATTCAAGTATTCAGGATGTGGTGAACTGCTATACCCTAATGAAGGTAGATTACACAAAGGAAACCCCTTTAAAAAAGTCATTAAAGAAGCTAAAAGAGGTTTCAAAAGTACTGAGGGCGCTATAAGCAAAGCGAGTAAACAGATTGAAGCAGAAGCAGGCAGAACCAGCGATAACCTTCAATCTTCAGATTGGTGGGAAAAAGTAGGGGCAGCAGCATTATCAGGCTTAGGCGATCCTAGAACATGGGCTGCTATGGGTATTGCCCCTGGCACAGGGCTTGATATTTTATCTACAGCGGACTCAGCAGAGACAGCATGGCAAGAGATGAATGATGCAGAACGTGCAGAAGCTAGAGCAGAAATTGAAGCAGCACAAGCAGCACAAGAAGAGGCTAGGCTTATCCAAGAACAAGAAGATGCACAACGTGAGCAAGAAAGATTAACATCAGAACGTGCAAGAGAAGCAGAAGAACAAGCAAGAGAAAGATCTACTAGACTTGGAAGAGGTCGTAGAGGCTTACTGTATCAAGGTAACGAAACAGGCGTTCAAGGTAAATCAAACCTATTAGGAGGATAATATGAAGTCAAATGAATTAATTAAACTAACAGGTGTAGATGGTGCAGAAGATTATGAGTGTAAGCCAAATACAGAGTTCATCCCAAAAAGAGGAAAATTTAAACTATGGGGTGATGCTCGTTTGACAGATGATAATGATGAAACTATCTGTCATTTAAGAGTGTTAGACTTTAAAGATGGTGCAGAATTGCCAGCTGTACTATTCCCTGCGCCAGTAAAGAAAGCAAAGCCTAAGAAGGTTCAAGATGACCTCCTATGAAGCGACAATAAGGCGCATTAACGCAGGTAGAGGCAATAAGCAGTTATGGGAAGATCATTTACGTGAGTGTTACAGGTACGCAATGCCCGAACGCAATACTATTGATGATTACTCACCAGGTCAAGAGAAGCGCGAATATGTGTTTGATTCCACTGCTATTGATGGTTTAGAAGACTATGCTAACCGTATGGAAAGCCAAGTAGTACCACCTTCAGTAAACTGGATGAAGCTAGAAGCAGGTAGTGATATTCCTGAAGATGAGAGTGAAGAAGTAGCCGAAGGATTGGATGAGACCACCAAGATAGTGTTTAATCACATCAGATCTTCTAACTTTAGCTCACAAATACATGAAAGCTTTTTAGATCTCGGTGTTTCCACAGGTGCTATTATTGTTGAGGCAGGTGATGGCATTCAATCATCATTAAACTTTAGAAGCGTATCTCTATCTGAATTAATACTAGAACGAAGCTCAAGAGGTATAGCAGAGACAGTATGGCGTGATATTACAGTACAAGCAGGAGATATTCCTTTTATTTGGCCTCAAGCTAACCTTACTGAAGCGTTAAAGCGTATTGTTGAAGAGAAGCCTGAAGAAGATGTATCACTAATCGAGGGCGTTATGCTAGTTGGTACAGATGAATATGAAGACGTACTTATCTATGAAGAAGAAGCTACGTTTCTTTATCAAAATACAGTAGAGTCTAGCCCTTGGATTGTATTTAGAGAGACTACGATACCTGGTGAAGTATACGGTCGTGGTCGTGTTATGCGTGTATTACCTGATATTAAATCGGTCAATATTATGATGGAAGATTATCTAAAGGGCTTAAACTTTCAAGCTAACCCTATTTTTATGGCTACTGATGATGGTGTGATTAATCCGTTCACTACAACGCTAACTCCTGGATCTATTACGCCTGTAGGTAGCAATGATAGCAGAAACCCGTCATTAACACAGCTCCCTATCGCAGGCAACCTACAGCTGTTAGAGTTTGCTATACGTGGGCTACAAGATGTTATTCGTAGAGCCTTAATGTCTAAGCCTTTTGGTAACATTGAAGAGACACCTGTAAGAACAGCTACAGAAATGTCTATTAGAAATGCCGATAACGCACAGACACAAGTGGGGGCAAGTGGTCGTATCCAAGCTGAACTACTAGAACGATTAGTAGCTAGATGTGTTTACATCCTTAAGAAAGCAGGAAAAGTACCTGATATTCGCGTAGATGGAAGAGAAGTTAAGATCAAATACACTTCACCTATTGCTAAACAACAAGACGAATTACAGTTGGCTACTATGTTTAGATTTGCTGAGTCTATGCAAATGTTCCCACCTGAACAGGTAATGGCAAAAATTAAAATCGAGGACTTCCCTCAAGAAATAGCTGATATTATGGGATTGCCTTCAAACTTAAAGCGTAGTGAGCTAGAGCAAGCCGAACAACAGCAAAATATGCAAGCACAACAAATGGCTGTACAAGAGGCTGAAATAGCACAAGGTGGTGGAAATGGATAGGCTACAAGTAAATCAACTATGTAAAGCTACATTTACAACAGAGCATGGGGCTAAGTATTTAAAGATGCTAGAGGATAAGTTTGTGAATCGTATAGTTTACGAGCCACTTTTAGAGCACCACGAGGTAGCCTTTAGAGAAGGCCAAAGAAGTATTATCATGTTGATAATGAAAGAATTGGAGACAATACCACAGGAGAGTCAAGATGGCAGATAGAGAACTAGGTAATGCACTCGCTTCAGGTGAGTTGTCAGGCATACAATTAGGGGGCATAACTACAGACGAAAAGGTGTTAACACAAGCTGAGGTTGATTCTAAATTAGCATCATACACCAAACTAGACGGTAGTACTCCTGTTAGCAAAATGACATGGACTCCAGTAGACCCAGCTACTGTTACTTATGTTGAGTCAACCACTTACTACAATCAAGATGCTGGCACATTTGATGTTAAAGGAAAATACTCTGATGTTACTCTTCAAGTAGGCAGAGAACAACACGTAGAAGTTATAAATAACTCAGGTGGCAATTTTTTAAATGGACGAGTTGTAAGATACAATAATGTAGCAGCAGGAGACCCTGCGGTGGTATTGGCATTAGCTGATTCTTTTATAACATCATCAGGGCTTAGTGTCACTACACACAATATAAACAACTCTGACCCAGGAATAGTAACTACATTTGGAAGAGTCGGGGGCTTAGACTTATCGGCATTTAATGACGGAGATGTTCTTTACCTTAGTGATACAGTTCCTGGTGGGATGACAACAACACCGCCTGATATCGTTTCTAGGATAGGGATTGTGTTTGATAATGATGCTATCAATGGGGTTTTGTTTGTAAATCCTGAGTCAAACATGCAGCTACCTACAATATTCGCATATATCAATGATGGTGTAAGTTCTACAACTCTAACAGCAGCATATACACTAATAGCTAACTATACTACTTCAGGGAATGTGGTAATGAACTTTAATGCTACCGCTGGAACAATAGACATACCAACTTCAGGAACGTATGAAATTGATGTTAATATAAGTATGCTATTTGATACAATCGGTAATTCAGAAGAATCAATAAACCTTAGAGTGACAGGTACGCTATCAGGGTCAAGAGATTTGCCGCTTACAATCCCTAGAAATGGTGGTGCTGTAAGCGCATATCCAGGTATTAAATTCAATGGAATAGCTGGTGAGTCAATTAGTTTATCATTAGGCGGTGCTACCAGAACCTTAACAAACGTTACTTATCCATTAGTAACATTCGAGATTACATCAGTAAGAATCTAGCCCTTAATTGGGTTAGGCTTATAAATGAGCTGAGTGTGCAATCCCCCTTGTGCCTCAGTTCTTTTATGCGCCTAAAAACGCACAATAAAATTAAAGGATACGTTTATGTCAGAAGAAACGACACAAGCCCCTGCTACAGAAGCACAAGGGGAATCAACAACAGAGGCTACTGAAACACCATCAGTAAATTATGCAAATGGTAAATTTACAAATGTAGGAGATCTTGAAAAGAGTTACTTAGAGTTGCAATCAACATTCTCTAGTAAACTTGGAGCATTTGAGGGCGCACCTGAAGAGTATGCATTTAGTCAAGAGGGGTTTGAAGCCAATGAGATGACAGATGCACTAACAGCCTGGGGTAAAGAAAATCAATTGTCTAACGATGGTTTAAATAGCCTATATGGTAAGTTAACAGAACTTGATGCAGGTAGAACTGAAGCAGAGACACAAGCAGAGCAAGCATATATAAAAGAACAGACTGAAGCACTAGGAACTAATGCAACTACACGTATTAAAAATGCTAGTGATTGGGTTCGCGCTAATATTGGCGAAGAAGCAGCAGAAAGCATTAACCAAATGTGGGGGGGCGCTAAAGGCGTTGAGGCAATTGAAAAGATCATGAAGATGTCACAAGGTGCTGTACCAACTACTGCCCCTGCACAAGAACATATCACTAAGGAAAAAGTGGATCAGATGCAATTCGCAAAAGACCAATACGGAAATAATAAGATGGATGACCCTGCATACGCTGCTAAAGTAAGAGCATTAAGATTACAATTACAAGGTTAATTTGCAAACTAGGAATATTTTGTGCTATACTTTAGCTTAAGAAATATCCTAAACAGATAAACACCTCAGATACCTCCCTAAGAGCCTGATAGTTTAGAAGTTTGTAGCTAAGAGCTGCGACCTCCTGAATTGTCAGGAGACACCCAAAGCCTTTTAAGCAATATTTCAAAAACTATTTTAAAAGGCTAAATATGTCTCAGCAACTATCAGCGGTTCAGATTGAAGAATTTGACACACAGGTAAAACACGAATACCAAGGTATGAAAACTCTACGTGATTGTATTACGTTCAGACAAGCAAACGGTGATACTTATGATTTCCGTGTTATGGGTAAAGGAACAGCTACTACACGTACTGGGTCTTCAGCAGATGTTGTACCAATGGGTATTACACATGGTTTAAAAAAGGCACTTCTTACAGACTGGGAAGCACCTGAGTACACAGATATTTATGACCAAGCAGGTGTTAACTTTTCTGAGGTTCAACAACTAGCAAAAACTATCGCAGGTGCAATGGGTAGACGTGACGATCAATCAATCATTGATGCAATGGATACAAGTACAACTATCATTGGTGCAGGTACACAAGCTCTCGACTTAGCTACTATCACAGCAGCAGCTAAAGAACTTAACAAAGTTGAAGCGCCTATGGAAGATCGTTATTTTATAGTACATGAAGGTGGGCTTAATGACTTACTAAATGACTCTACAATCACATCAGCAGATTATAACTCTGTTCGTTTACTTATGAGTGGCGATATTGATTCATTCATGGGCTTTAAATGGAAAATCATTGGGTCAGGTCGTGCAGAAGGTGGTTTACCACTTAACACAACTGTAAGAACAGGTTTTGCATTTCATAAGGCTTCAGTAGGTCACGCGGTAGGTATTGACATGAAAACTCGTGTAGATTATGTACCTCACAAAGCATCATGGTTATCTATGGGTATGTGGAAAGGTGGATCTATTGCTATTGATGTTGAAGGCATCATCAAAGTAAACTACCTAGACTCTTAGGTTTAATGTGCGCCCTTCGGGGTGTATGCCTAAACTTAAGGAGATAACATGGCAGGTAACGCATCAGATATAGCCTTAGCATCTAACGCAATGCTTCTATTAGGTGGAAGCACAATTGCTTCATTTACTGAAGAGTCAGCAGAATCACAGATAGCAGCTAACCTATTTGAACACTCTTATAGATATGTACTCGCTGTGCATAGATGGAGATTCGCAGTTAAGCAAGAGAAGTTAGCAAGGCTAACAGCAGAACCCGAAGCACTATTTAATTATCAATTTCAGCTACCTACTGATATTATCTATCTTATTAGAACTATAGACAATCAAAGATATGAGGTATATGAGGATAAGCTATATTCTAACTCAACAGAGGTGACTATAGAGTTTGTATATGATATTGATTCGGACAAAATACCTTCACACTTTGCTAAGGCAGTCGAATATTATCTAGCTTCACAGTTTGCTATACCTTTAACAGGAGACACAGAGAAAGCCTCTTATTACTCAGCTCAATACGAAAAAGCAGTTGTTAAGGCTAAATTTATTGATAGTAGTTCAAGACCTAATCAAACTTTTATTAATAATAGATACACAGATGTAAGAAATCGTGGGTCATCTACGCTGCGTGGATCAGGTAACTACTAATGGGTGTAGAATATAATCAATCAAACCTTACAGCAGGCGAACTCACGCCACTGCTTCATGCACGTATCGACATTAACAAGTATAACAATGGTGTAGCAGAAGCCGAAAATATGGTTATACTTCCTCATGGGGGTATGCGTAGACGACCTGGGATGTCTAAGATAACAGACACGAAAGTAGAAAGTGATGCAAGGCTAACCCCGTTTGTATTTAATACCGAGCAGAAATATATAGTATTGTTTAGATTAGGGTTTATAGATGTATATAGAGATGGCGTAAAAGTTGCATCAGATATTGTATCACCTTATACAACAGATGCTGTAATACAAGAGATTGACGTTATACAATCAGCCGATACAATGATTATATGCCATGAGACGGTAGCAACGCATAGTTTTATTAGAATGGGGGATGATACTACATGGGGCTTAAGTCCAATAGCTTTTACAAACCCACCACAGTTTGACTTTGGATCAGGATTAGAGCCAGCTTGGAGCGCCACTAGGGGGTACCCTGGTGTATGTACATTTCATCAGAATAGATTATGGCTTGCAGGTTCTACAGAATTACCAACTACAATATGGGGTTCTAAAATAAGTGGGTTCTTTGATTTCGGCTTAGGAGCAGGTCTAGCAGATGATGCACTAGCTGATACATTAGACACAGACCAGTATAACAAGATCACTAATATATTCTCAGGCAGACAACTACAGGTATTTACTACAGGTGGAGAATTTAATAATTCAGCACCTATTATTACACCTACAGATAGCGAGTGGAGAAAACAGACTGGGTACGGGTCAAAACGTATTAGACCTTTGCTAATTGATGGTGCTACTTTATTTGTAGACAGCTCTGAGCGTACTATTAGACAGTATATCTTTGAATTCAATGAAGATAACTATGTATCACTAAACCTTACGCTTCTATCCTCTCATTTAGTTACAAATGTAATAGCTATGGACGCGATTAAAGGAACTAGCTTTGATGTAGGAGATTATGTTTATGTAGTTAACGCAGATGGATCTTGTGCCGTGCTTAACACTATGCGTAACGAACAAATATCAGGATGGACTAGGTGGACTACAGACGGTGATTTTAAAGATGTAGTTGTATTAGAGAAAGAGGTGTATTTTTTAGTATTACGTAAAGGCTCTTATTTCATAGAGAAGCTAACAGAGGATACATACACAGATCATAATGTCATAGATACTGGCTCAAAGCCTGACACAGATAATATTATTATGGTGGATGACAATATAGTACACAATGGTGACAACATAGTACATACTGATACAACTACAGGTACACCTATTACTGAGCTAGTAACTAATTATGATGGGGTGTTCGCTAATACAGAATTTAAAGTAGTTGCAGATTTCTCTATTATGGATGATGCTAAATATGAAGGCACACCAGGAGACAACAAATTTACTATTAGCAGAGTGGCTTATAGAATAGAAACAGGTCTTAACTTTATTACTAAGGTAGTTACGCTTCCTGTAAACACAGAGACACAAAAAGGTGTTACTCTATACAGAAGAAAACGTATAGTTAAAGTAGATATTAACGTATATGAGAGCTTAGGCGTGTATGCTAGAAATAGAATCGCACCTGATAGGCAATTTACAGTAGTATTAGATCAAGCGCCTGAACCATTCACAGGCTTTAAAGAGATGTACCTATTAGGGTATAATAGACTTACTTCAGTAGAAATAGGTCAAAGAGAACCATTACCTTTTATATTAAGAGGATTAGGAACTGAAATTGCATATTAAGAGGGGCATATAATGGCATATCAAGCAGTAGCAGCGGCAGCATTTGGAACAGGAATACTTAGTAATTATATGCAATTACAATCCAACCTAGATCAAAGCGATGCACTAGAGTTTAAGGCAAGTAGGTACAAGTTTAAGGCTCAAAGATCTAGACTAGCAGCAGAGGCAGCTACTACACAAACTAAGCTGAATAATACTATTCTTATGGAAGAGTTTAACGAAACACAGTCACTACAGGCTGTGCAATTTGCAATGCAAGGTAGAACAGGTGCAACTGTAGCAAATATAATCGCACAAGACCAAGAAAACCTAAACTGGGATAAAGAGTTTATGGAGTTATCAGGTATAATTAAAAGAACTAATTTAGAACTAGATGCAGCAGGCTATGAGATGGATGCAGCACAAGCCGATATGGCAGCAGCTAAACGTAAAAGAGGTGCTTATAAAATGGGTGGAATTGGTTTACTTCAAGCTGGAACATCAGCAGCACAGATATTATAAGGGTATTAAATGGCACTACCAACCTATAAAAGACAAGTAAGGCAAGCAGGTACAGCACGACAGACAGCAGGCGGTACAAGCACAGAAGGATTTATGGCCTCAGCACAAGTCAATCAGTCTTTATCACAGAAGCTTTCATCATTCTCTAATCAACTACAAGGCATGGCTGGCGGCATGGCTAAAGATCAAGCTTCTAAAGATGCTGTGCGAGATGTTTATGAAAGAAAGAAAAAGATAGCAGAGATAAACAATAATCCTGACTTGACAAATGAAGATCGAGTAAATTCTATAAAAGAAATATCTGAAGGTACAGAAAGAGCATTTTCAGGTGTATATTCAAGAGCTTATGACAACGCAGCTACAGCGGCCTATTCTAACCAAATAACAACAGATGCTAAACTAGCTTCAGATCAAGCAACCATGAAAGCAATGGGAGATCCTGAAGCATATATGAAGCAAATGAAAGCTTTCAGAGATGAAACAGTACCAAACGCACCTACTGAAGAAACAGCAATAGTAGCAGAACTGGCTATTAATCAATATGGTAGCCAAGGGTACAAGACTCTAAAAATGGCGCAGATTAGAAAAGATGAAATGCGTAGACATAGCCTAAGTAAAGATACTGCTATTCTACAGGCAAATGATAGTGTAAATAATATGCAAGAAGGCGATTTTGTAAGTGCTTCACAGAATTTATTTAAGCTTCAAAAGACACTAGAAGATTCTATAAAAAATGGATGGGATACTGAAGAGTCAGCGCAATTAACATTAGACAAAGCTACAGAGCAAGGTATATTAGACTACTCTAGAGATGTATTTGCAAGAGGTGAAGTAGTAGATGCACAAGATTTCATAGATAAGTTCAGAGAAGGATCAGCAGGCAGCCTTATACCTACAGACTTTTTTAATGTTGATAGAGAGAAGATTGCTGATAGAATGGAATATTTGCTAGATACTGAAATTCAGAAACGAGACACTACGCAAAAGGCTATGGTTAAACAGAATAAAGAAAATGCAAATATGATGCTAGGTGATGCTATTAAGGTTATTAAGAACGGTAAAGTTCCTGATAATTTCGATCAAGTGTTAGAGGTGTCAGGTTTTGCTTCTGCACAAAAACAGCATGATTTCGCTATTCAAGTCAAAGCAGCAGAGAGATCTAGACCGCTTAAAACTTTATCTATTCCTGAGCAATTAACAGCTATCACAGCAATGGAATCAGAAGAAACAGCAAGCATTGAAGATATCGAAGTGTTAGCTACAATGAAAGATAACCTAAAAGAGAAGCAAGCTTTAGCTAAAAAAGACATGATTACATTAGGCGCACAAGATGGGCTATATGAACCTACTAAGCCTATCACCCCTGGTGTAGACCCTCAGATGGGGATAGCAATACTAGCTGAAAGAACAAGACAGGCAGCCATATCTAAAGAAAAATATGGAACACCTAAGCAAGTGTTTACAGAGGCAGAAACTACAGAGTGGGTCACATGGCTTAATGATAGAGGAACTTCTATACAAGACAAGATGGGATTCATAGCATCTATAGAAGAAGGCACTGACGGCAAAGGGTTTATGGCATATCAGCAACTAATGAAAGATAAACGTGCAAACGTATTCACAGCAGCAGGTGACTTTTTTGCAGAAGGAAGACCTAATGTTTCTCAAATGCTATTACATGGCGAAATGGTACTAGATAGTGAAATGGGGGCATCTGTAGATAGAAAATCGCTCACCGCTACACTAAATACTAAAATAGGAAATTCATTAGCACGAAGCACCAAACAAGACAAAGACAAAGCTATAAGTGCAGTAACAGCATACTATGCTTCATTAGCTGAAGGATACGGTGCACTAGGTGATGAATCATACCAATATGCAGATCAAGCAGTAGAAGAGGTTTTAGGAAAATCAGGAAATAGAAATGGTCAAGGGTATTTTGCACCTTTAGGCATGGATGATGACGATGTAGATGATTTTATAGATGAACTAGACCCAGCAACACTAGATCCTATTCAAGGCATCCCTTTTGACATGACTAAGAACGCTATAGAAAGATCAAAATTAGTACAAGTCCAAGGCAATGAATATAGATTAATATTCCAAGACCACGCAGTTACTAAAGAAGATGGTTCACCATACACCATAAAGATCATTAAATGAGATATGAAACCACAGAGATAGATGATCTTCCAACTACAGAAACACTAGACTATACTAGACCTCCTACAATGGCTGAAGCGTTCCAAGCTCACAAAAAGAACACATTATCATCAGGTATATTAGAATCAGAGTCCAATTACGCGCAAGACCAAATGATAGCAAATGTTGATACTCTAATAGAGCAAGATCCTGACAATGAGAGATATTACACTATACTAAAATCAATGTCTAAGCCTACACTAAAAATGATGGAAATGCAGTATCAGAATGGCACACTAC